TTCAGAAACAGGTACGCGGAAAAGTTTTGCCCCTGATTCAACTTCTGAAACCAGAATAAAACCACTGATCGGAACAGCACTAAATTTGAAATCACCAACAGCAATTGAATGACCTGCTACTTTGACCCACCCTTTTGTAGTGGACAAATAAAACTCTTCAGCTTGCCCAGACACCTCAATTTCAATTTCCTTCAAAACTTAACACCCCTTTTTATTCCGTAGTTTCGGTTTTATATGAATGACTACTTAAAACAATGACATCTGCTCAAAGTTAGCCGTCTCTTCTTCAATAAGTTCCATTTCAAAAGACTCCTCCAGAGGGGCTGGTTCAACTGGTTGATAGTCCGTAAACCAATGAGCTGGAAAACAACCGCACAATTTGGTTAACTGTTCATCTTCAAAAAAGGTGAAGTTCTTTTGATGATCTTTTGCAATCACGTAATAATGCTTCCATTCTCTTCCGGCTTTTTTATACCACTTGGTTGACCAAATCAATTTAGCCTTATAGACTTGCTCATGTTTTAATTTTGGAATGATGGCCGGCGGTTCAGGAGGCCAGTCATCGATCAATTCGAATTTCTCTTTCTGAAAACATCCCATGTGAGCAGCTTCATTCGGGAAACGAGAAACATAGTAATGTGCCGCTCCATTCGGAAAAAGATATACCGTTTCAGGAAAAGAGCCAGCGAGCTCTGGATCAACGCACTTTCCTTGCAGCATGCCTGCCTGCTCCTCTCAGTTTCTTTTTCTTCCGCTCATAAGCCTGATATTCTTTTAATGGCATAAAACGCTTGTGATCATAGCTATAAGCAATCAAGCTAAGTGTGTGAGGATATTTAAACTCAAACAGCTTATATTTGATCCGAAATGCTTCTGTTTCCACTCCCTTGATGTCAATCACTTCAATGCTGCCGTCCTTCTTATGCACTTCAAAATCAGCTACATATTCGATCTTCCGATGAGCGACGCCGCTCTTTTTAAACGCCTCCTGCAGCAAGTAGCGCGGCTGAATCCGGAAGAAAAGAATTTGATTATTTGCCTGCAGCCACTTCAACTGGTCATAGTATTTTGCTTCTGCGAGACTATCAAAAACATGACCGTCTCGCTCCACCTTTTTATTTCCGTACTTCACTTTTCTTTTAACTGCCATCAACTGACTTCCTTTCCAACCAGACGCTTAACTTCTTCAAAGCGTTTCTTGAAATCTGCCCGATGTTTCTCCCAAACCGCATCTGGCATTGGCCCACAGTTCGGACAAGGCTGGACAAACCTTAAAGAACCGCTGCCGCCTTTATCAACATAAGTGCCGTTGCATAATTTACACATTATCGTTTTAGCCTCCAATCAATTCCTTCTACATCCAGCAGATATTTCCCACATTCCCCGATCAACCGGCTGGCCCCTGCATATCCGATCTTGTCAGCAAGCGTGCCCCGGTCTTCATTGCTGTTAAAAACAATAGGTTTTTTCCTGCGATATCGCTCGTTAATGATGGTGTAATACATCCGTTCCCGAGGCTCCGTCCAGTTCACTTTTCCAATGTCATCCCAAATGAGTACATCTGCCGACAAAGCACCGTTTAAGAGGTGGTTATACGTTTCTCCCCCGTCATCCATTTTCTTTGCTTGCATAAGCTCTTCCATGAAGGTTACATCCGATACTGTCAGCACGTTAAAGCCTTCCTTGATCAGCTGCTTAGCCAAAGCAATTTGTAAATGAGTCTTACCGATACCGTAATTGTTATGTTTTTGTTTTAAGGCGGCTCGTTCTGCAGTAGGCATTTCTTTCATTCGCTGTTCCCCAAAGACTGCAAGTAACCCAAAGTTATCAGACGGAATCACTTTCTCTTTCGTGTCACCGTTTTTAATAATCTTAAAGAGTGATCGATACTCCTTTGTTAACTCCAACATTTCTTTCTGAATGGACGAGGTAGTTTCATAGTTTTCAAAGTTCGCTTGAGTAAATTCTTCCGGGATCATCGATTGTTTGAATCGTCGCTTCCAAGCTTTTCGCTCCCGGCATTCACAAGGCTTAGAGAAGGTATACACTAAGTTGTTAGTTGATTTCTTTTGAGAAAAAATCAGCTCCGTATCCTTGCAAACAGAACACTCATAATCAGCCACCCCAGGCTCTTCTGGCTTCTTCGAGCTCCCGATAGACATCATCCGTTGACTTGCCTTTTCTTGCAGGTCCGCCATGACTTCCGCGATGCTGGTAAACTTTCTGGCCACTCTCTTCACCTCGTTTTTTGTTTTTGTTAGGATTCTTCAAAATGGACTCCACATACTTTAGATTGCGGGCTCCATACAGAACTGCTTCGGCCATAGCATGTAAAACCAATGCTTCTCCGTAATCGTCAATCAAGCTCCCTAACGTATCTGCTACAAATCCACTAAGCTGGCCAAATCCTTCTTGTTCGTAAAAATGAAAAGGATTAACCGACATGCGCGTATTTGCTTCATCATCTTCTTTATCTTTTTGTTTAGTTTTATTTAGTTTAATTAATGCGGAACTAACTCCGGAACTAGGTGCGGAACTAACCTCGGCACTAATTGCGGAACGAAGTGCGGAAATATTTTCCGACCTTTGAGGAAGTTCGGAATTATTTTCCGTTCTTTCAAAGGAAATGATCTTATAAGTAGGTGCTTTTCCTTTTCTGGAAGCAAAGTCAATTCGGCCTTTTTGCTTCAATTCATTTCTCACTTTTCGGAGGGTGCGATCTGTTAATCCTGTTTTGACACATAACACCGATTCAGCCACCGTAAATGTTTCTGCCCATCCAGCCTTATTATTTATGTGCATGAGTGCGTACCATAAATTAATTGCTGATGGTGACAGTTCATTTATTTCGAGCCAATCATAGAATGCGTTCATTTCTCTGATGTAGTTCACGCTTACTCCCTCCTTTCACAAATAGCAAAGCCATTCTCCACTCTTTTAATTTGATATTTGGGATAACACACTTTCAGATACTGCAAGATTAATAGTTTCAGCTGCTCCTGATCCCTTGCTTCCTCCCACAATCGCTGTGGGAGGACAACAGAAGTTTTCATGTTAATCATCAGCCTTCAAATCCAAAGTCTTTCTGCAATTCTTCTTTATCGCCTTCTGCTTCAGCAGCTGCTTCGTCTTTCGGTGTTTCAATCACTGGCGCTTCCATATCGATATACTCCGGTTCGGCCGTTATATCTTTTCTGACCACTTCGTCTTGGACAGCCTGCTGCTGAACTTCAATGGAGATCGGCAGGTACTTCCACATGTGCCGGATCACTGTTTTCTTAGCCATTTCTTCAAAGTCAGTGACCCAAGGACCGTTATTTTTCGACTTTGACCGGCCGCGCCGTTTTTCGATCTCCTGTATATCCATGACTTCAAATTGATAACCACCGTCTTTAAAGTGGGCGACTGCATATACATGAGTCATGCTGCCACGTTCTCCTGTGGCCGGCTTATGTACCAGCTTAGGATGAAGGCCAAGTTCATATTCAAAATCATCATTTTCAAACACCGCATGGGAATAGATATTTTCAATCTGTCCAGATCGGCGGGCCAGATCGATCATGCCTTTGTAGCCGATAATAAATTGAACGTCTGTCTGCCCTGTTTTTCCGTTTCTGAAAGGAATTAAATAGCAATGCCCTACAAGCCCTGGCTCAAGCCCTAACTGAGCAGCCTGCATGACTGCCCCGAGCAAACTAGGAATGGATGCTTCAAGCAATTTCGGATTAGAGCGTATTGTTGTGAGCGCAATTCTTGCCATGCGATCTGGGTTCATGTGTGACGGCAATGCTTTTTCAATTTCTGGCCCCATCTTTTTCAAGTAAGCTGCAATTGTATTGGCTGGCGAAGCAGGAGCATTGTTTCCTCCATTCGCCTTGTTTGCTAATTGATTTTTAATATCTTTGTTTGTAGCCATCGTTTGCCTCCTATTTCACCGCGAACCGGCGATAGTTAGATTGTTTAACGTATTGGTTATAAAGATCTGGATGATCTTGAGCGAACTTTTTGCTATCAAAACGATTAGAACTGACTGTTTTCCAAGTAACCACTCGTTCCCCAGCAAAGGCCTTTTCGTTTTCGCCCATCAGCGCCTTCACTTGGTTTTCATACTCTTTCTTTTGTGTTTCGAGTTCCTTCAACTCCACGGACACTTGATCAAGCGCTTCTAGTAGCTTGCTAGCTTCGTTTGACAGCTCTGTTTCAGTCAACGGGACTGATTCTGGATAAAGCGCCTTTAACAGCTCGCTGGAAGCATCTGAACCGTCAAACATTGGCGGGTTATTGGCTTCCACATGGTTTTTCCAGAAGTTTGTTTCGATATCAATCAGATATTGAATCAGTTCTTCATCCCGTTCGATCTTTTTATAAACAAACTTATTGCCGCCGATCAGCACCGCGATCCACCAAGCCTGATAGCCGGTCACTGCCATATAGTGCTGGCATTGAAGCAAGTAGGAAGCCGGAACCTCTTCGCCTTCCCATTCCGCTTTCAGGTACTCGGAAGCTGTTTTACATTCCAATCCTTCTTTTACTCCAGTTATCAGCCTATCCACATTAGCAAGCATGAAAGGATGCTTTGGATGCTTGAGAATCGCATTTCGCTTGCGAACCTTTAAGCCAGTTCGTTTAGAAAACTCCTGCGCTACCACTTCCTCCAATACATTTCCAAAGTAAGCTGCTTCACCGGCTTCATCTTCGTCTGGAGCCTGTCCAGTTTTATCGAGATATACAGCAACAGGAGACTTCCATTTATTCAATCCAGCAATGGCTGCGGCATCGGATCCGCCGATTCCTGCTTTACGAGCTTCCAACCACTGTTCTCTGTTCATATCACTGGTTAATGTTAAGACTTGCGCTTGCATATAAGCCCTCCTCTTGATTCAGCTTTCAAAATCCGTTACAATAAAAGAAATTTAATTTGTTAAGAACTTCTGACTCCTGCTGCTAACAGGGGTCTTTTTCATTCCGCTGTTTTAAATTGCGCTCCGCAATATTCAGTTAGATAATCCTCCAAGTTGCTTTCTAAGACGATTTCTCCACCAATTTCAATGATTGAATCACCAACTAAAATTTCATGACCCATAGCATCAATGCCGCAATGCTCTGGCTGACTAACCATGTTTGCGTAACCTGTTTCCATCGTGCGTGTGATAGCTGGATGTTCCATTCTTATCCCTCCCTTTTTAATGGACTATTAGTTTAGTTCCGCAGCGGGTGCAGTAAAGAGCATCCTTCACATGTTTCTCTTTGCCGCAATTAATACATTTACAGATTTTTGTTTCTTCCCAAGAATCTTTAATATTCATTTGTTTCACCTCTTTCTGATGGCTTAATGTCCATCGTCAGCAGCCCGAACTTACCAGGCACAGGGGGAAGCCCGTTCCGGCCGCTGACGATGAGCACCAAAATAGTGCCCATCAGTTCAAAAGTGTGGTATACTCAAGTTGTCCAAGTACTTTCATGGCGGTGAGCTCCCCAAGCTTGCCGCTTTTATTTTTGATCTCTTTTGCTTTCTTCTGTTGCCAGGCACCAATAGTAGCCGAAGACGAATGACAAGAAAATCGCTAACCCGATCAATATATCTGTTTGCACGCTTCATCCTCCTATCCAATTTTCGCTACTCGCTCAACCAAAACGCCCTGCTCCTGCAGCCGCTTGATCACTCTCTCCAGCTGCTCACGATTTTCCTTTGCTTTCTGCAGCTTCTTCAATTCTCTGATTGATTTAAGAAAATCGAATGCTGTTCGTTCTGCTTCATCCAACTCTCCTTTAATCAAGCATTCTTCCATTCTGTAAATAAAACTGTGTGCACATCGTTTTTCTTTCGTTTCTGTTGTCATTTTTCATATTTCCTCGCTTTCAGACTGACTCTCCATTTTTGAAATGCTCGTTTCATGGAAAGTTCATTTTCCTTACAAAGGGCAGCGACTAGATTTGTCATACTGGCTGCCGCATCGAGTAATTCTCCTATTAACTCATTCATTTCTTCTTCCGGCCGTTGATCGGGCGGACTGAACCAACATGTTTTCTCCACCCGTTCAATAGCTTCGACTGTTTCTTTTTTTACTAGATGAGCCATGGCTGCGGCCCTTCTCTCAATCGCCGGTCCATCTAGAAAAGGCATACTCACGTACCCCGTTGTTTCTTGCCATGTTTCGAAATAAAACTGTGGGTCATCAAGCGCCCCCGAAATTCTTGGGTACATGTCCTTCGGAAAGTTTCGTGCACCTGTTTCATACTTAGCGATTGATTCTTTTGAAACTGGAATTTCTTCCATAGCAGCCAAGGACTTTTGAGAATGGCCTGTCCGCTGTCGGGCTTCCGCAATTTTCTGCCCAATTGTCATGCCATATTCCTCCTCTTTCCAGATTGTTTTTGTTCATCAAACCAGGAAAGCAAAAATGCTTCAGCCTGTTCAGCAGGAAAATACCATTTGCCTCCAAGCTTGAATTTTTCAAAGCGTGGATCAAAGAAGAATGTATTCTGGATTGTGTTCCAACTCATGCATGTTCGCCTTTTTAATTCTGCGGTATCCCAAAACACGAGATCCTTGCTCGCTTTCTCCAGCTTCTTTCGCACTTCTTCTCGGTAAATTTCTTGCAAAGCTTCTTCATCGACCGATACTTTAATCAAAGCGCTCCCCTCCCTTTTGTACTTGTTTATTTATTTTTGAAGTACATAAAATCTAGTAAACTTGTAATTAAGAAACACGACGAGGAATCCAGTTTTCTACATAACGAATAGCTGACTGCAGTTCCCGTTGCTTTACATCTTTATAGGAAGCAACAGCAAAGCGATCTTTGATTTCGCGGTAAATTTCACGGAATAAACTAGGCCGCTCGGCTGGATCGTCGCAAAGCTCATACACTTTTGAAGCAACTGCTTTTTGCAGGCGTCTCTGTTCACCAGATGTGAGAGTGATCTGTTCTTCGACTTTTTGATCGATTTGAGTAACTAATTTTCGAATTTCATGCTGCTCTTCTTTGATTGCTTGAGTATCTTCAACCAGATCAGCAGTAGTACGAAGAACGGTAACCAACGCTTGATCTTTCGACATCGGTACAACGTTTTCGGATGGCATAAATGCTTTCGCTAAAACATCTTTTGCTTTCAACTGATAGGACACTACTTTGTTTCGAATGACTTCATCAGAGATGATGCCAGCGTTGATCTTCGCCAACCACAAAGGCATAAATTCGAGATCAATACAAAGTACATCTTGAACACCACTATTTGTAGGGAGTTGCATTTTTGCAATACCTTGAATTAGCACTGGATCGTCGCTTAGTTTCCTCGTTTGGTTTTGATATTGCCCTTCTGTTAGCTGCATTCCTTGGCAAACCCATTTAACGGCAGCATAGATTTTCTCATTGTCCGCTTTGACGACCACAATTTCATCACCATCAAAGCGGACGGTTTTATGTTCAATTGGTTGCAATTGATTCAATACGATTCCTCCTTAGTCTCCCTCTCCTCCTGTGGTAATATTTTCATAGGAAGGGGGTGTTGAATATGAGACGAAAATATCGATTCACTCGTTCTGGGTATTGCCCTACCCAAGACGATAAAGAATCCATAGAAATAGAAACTACTGAGTACCCAATGCCCGGGAATCCCACGCCGGGTTACAAGAAAGGAAACTTTTACTGCGAGTTTGCTGATGACCACGACTGTGACATTGCTAACGACTGTCCGATTTACTTAGAGTCTCCGAGCAATCCTTATCTTGCTTGACTCGTCGAGATATGCGGGGAGTAAGTAACACGCTCGTTTGTTCCCGAAGTTTTCCCAAAGTAGACCAAACATCGAAATCACAATTTTGATTGAAGCGACAATCTACACAGGGTTCTGCGAAATCAGCTAACTTCTCATGTTTGCATTGCTCAACATAACCTTTAAGGTGTTGGGCGATGCAGACTAAATCCTTGTTATCCAACTAGACAGCCTCCTTTTCTTAGATGATCTCCCCTCCTGTGGTAATATTTTCATGGGAAGGGGGTGGATTAAATGAAAGATATAAACTTTGCTGATTTAGAAAAAACTGTTTTAGATAAAATCACTGCCATATCCGGTGACAAAAAAGATCTTTCTCTTTTAATTTCTAAAATCGCTGTGAGATCGGCCGTTATTTCTTTACAGGAATATCACAAACAGCTTCAGCAAGATTCTGATACTGCTCAGAAAGATATTGATTAATTATTTCTATAACTTTTTCCGAGTTAGCCGCCGTTGCCGCGGTGGCTTTCTTTTCTAAATCTGCAACTCGTTTTTCAAGAGCGGTAATGCGTTGCTCTAAGCTCACTTGATCACTCCTTTGGTTAGCTGACTTCTTTCTTTTTCTTCGATTCGTATATTTTTTTCTCAAAAAAATTTTCAATCGGCTCCTCTAATATGTCAGCAATTTTGAAGAGCATATCAGCCTTCAGCATGCGTCTACCTAACTCATATCCATTGTAAGTTTGCACCGGAATACCTAGCTTCTCAGCAATAAACACTTGTGTAATCCCTTTAGATTTCCTAATTGTTCTTAAATTTTCATAAACTTTAATTTTTCTCACCCCCCAAAAATATACGAAATGAAGAACTTATAACTCCATAGTAATTCTTCGTTTCGTATAAGTCAACCATTAAATATACTTTTCGTATAAAGATTTTATTCATATTGAAGAATATAGTACAATTTGGAATATACATAATGGAGGATAAAGCAATGACTTTAGGTGAAAGATTACGATCTTTAAGGGAGAAAGCTAACTTAACTCAAAAAGAATTAGCTTCCCGCTTAAAAGTTCCCAACCAAAACATTTCTAATTATGAGCGCGATTTTCGCCAACCTGATTATGAGACATTACAAAAGTTAGCCGACTTCTACGATGTGACTACAGATTATTTATTGGGCAGGACAAATACCCCCTCCCCACACCAAGATCTAGCTGCACACCGTTCAGATGACCATATGGATGACTTGCCAGAGGAAGCTATTCGGGCAATAGAGGAGTACAAGGACTATATCCGGCAGAAATATGGAAGAAAGAATAGGGACGGGGAGTTCTGATGCGTTCGATTGAAACATCGCAACTTCTCAAAGTTGCTCTAGATGAGGGAATAGTCATTGAATACTGGGACTTCCCCCCTCCCTTGGAAGCTGTGTATTTGTTTGAACCTGGTCTTCCTCCAAATATAGGTTTGTCAAAACGGATTTTAGAAACACCTGCTTATTTCCGGTGTGTGTTAGCTGAAGAGTTAGGTCATCACTTCACAACAGTTGGTCCTTGTATCTCTAGACAAACTATGAGTTACCACAAAAGGTTAAATGTGAGTAAAGTAGAATATAAAGCAATGAAGTGGGCGGCAGAGTTTTTAATACCTTTCAAAGACATTAAGAGAGCAGTATTGTGGGAGTGTTATTGGACTCAGCATCATCTTGCTGAATATTTCGATGTAACTTTGGAAATGATCAAATTCAGATTAGGACTTCCAGATGTAATTGAATTAGTTAAATACACAAAAGCTGCAAAATATGGATAAAAACACCCCTACACGCTATAGCGTGTCTTTATTTTAACTATTACATGGGATTATTTTCATAGTCTGTATATATTAATATTCAATGTAATAAGATGGTCGAAAGAAATTTCGATAGAGAGATCGGCGTTATATTTATATATTGCTGTTAACTAATAAGATTTACATTCTCATTTGCATATTCGACCTACATAAAAAGGTGGCTATTATGATTGATATTCTCCTAAATATAATGGTTTTGCCGATTATAGTCGTTATAGCAATTGTGTTTATAGCTCTAATATTAAAAGAAATTTTCTTATATTTTTTTAACAAATCAAATGAGTGGCGAAGAGAAAAAAGGATTAGTGAGAATCGGGGAAGATCTATTTACCGGCCGAAAGAAAAAAAGGAAACTCAGCAAGTACCCGTTTATAAAAATTGGGCAGTATGGCTATTTGTATTATTAGGGTTATTATGGATTCTTGGTACATTTGATTGAAAAAATAAACTAACTAACATAGGTATTTTTCTTCACAGCAAAAGATATTACAAAACGATTTAGTGTGAAAGAATTTAAAGTAATTTCAGTCAAGGCGGATGAAAATATCTGTATTACAACTAATACTATGCCATGCCATGCGTTTTGCTTTAACCATTGAACGATACTGGTTTCGCAGTCCGCTTGGATTAAGAAAAGGAGTGTAGGTACAATGAATCTTAAAGAAACGCTAGAAATGTTAAATAAAGTTGCTACCGATAATAAAGAACTCATAAAGAACGAAGAATCAACCAAGCAATTTTTGATCTTACCTCTGCTCAGAGGACTAGGATATGATACGTATAGCCCTCAAGAAGTGACACCAGAATTCACAGCAGATTTTCATAAAAAGAATGAGAAAGTAGATTATGCTATTTTTATAAACCGTGAACCAAAAATTTTTCTTGAGGCTAAGCCGGTAACGAGTAAAATTACTAAAAATGCTCCACAGTTAAGCAGATATTTCAGCACTTTTCCTAGTGTACGACTGGGAATCCTGACAAATGGGATAGAATATCACTTTTTCACTGATTTAAATAATGCTAACATAATGGATTCTAAGCCTTTTTTTGTTTTTAATATAACTAACTATAACGAAGAAGATTTCAGCTACTTGATTAAGTTTTCCAAAAATCTTTATGATTATGAAAGTATAAAAAATCTTGCTGAATCTATGATGTACTCCCAAGCCTTCAAATCAGTTATCAAAGAGATTTTTGAAAATCCAAATGATGATTTTATTAAGTTTGTGATAAAAGAAAGATTTAAATTTAAGGTCACTCAACAGTTTATAAATACTGCGCGTCCATTAGTTCAAAAATGCATTCAAGAATCTTTGGCTGAGATCATTAGCGAAAAATTCGATATTAACCAAGCAATGCAGGAGGCAGCTCCAGAAGTTGAAGAAGTATCACAAGTCGATAAGAAAGTCTATTATTCTATGGAAGAACTTGAATCGTTAGGTTCGTTCGAAGAATTTGGAGGCGTTAAGGTAGTACTGCCAAACTCTGAATCTTATAAAAAACTATTAAAGATACCTAAAGAAGAATATTCTGTAGAAAGAGGAAACCCTCTGAGCGACTTTTTTGTTTCATCAGTTCTTACACAAGGTAATACAATTGTTGGCTACTTGATTGGCCAATATTATAACCAACAAACTGATATTACACTATACACAGTTAAATCTAATGAAATTGCTAACTTCTTGAAAGAAAATCCGATAGTCAGAGAAACCGGATTTATTAATGCACGACTAGGCTTCCGAACAAATAAGATTACAAATGAAAAAACTTACTACTTGAAAAGTTGCCTATCCAACCTTTCGTTTAGAGACATCCCGAATCTTGTATCAAAGGTTGAAAATATCGATGAATTTTTTAATAGTATTCAATAGTTAATTTTCAGTTCTGAAAGTAATGTTGTCGCAGAGTTTCATATAAAAAGGTTATTTAGCCCTCTTTGGGCTTTTCTTTCACACATAAAAAGAACATACATTCGCACAAAAGGAGAGATTTAACATGATGTCTGAATTTGAAATGAAACGTTTAGAGAAGATGAGACGCGAAGCCTTAAAGAATCCCAGCAAGCACGAATGGATTAAAATACCGGTGTTCGAAAAAATTTATATGATCGGCGATGAATTGTATGGTGAATTTAAAGGAGACAAAACACCGAGGAGAGTAAAGGATTACACTATTGGTGCTTGCCGATCGAAGAAGGATTAATTTTTTTACCTTCTCGCAGAACGTACATTCTTTTTTATAAAACAAAGTTTAAAGCATTGGCTATGAAACTTGTATTTCTTCCAGAAGATTTCGGAAACTTCTAACCGCTATTTATGGCTATTGCCTATCTTTGAATATTAACTGTCCTTCTGACATGCAGCTATTAGTACACACTATAAAGCATCTTTCTCACTGCGCATAGAAAGATCGTGACGACTGTACTTCCTCTCATCTTGAAGGTGTACAAGTTAACTACTACGCTTAAACTAAAAGGAGAATAGATATGGCGAGTTTTAAAAAGATTGGAAAAGAAAATTGGATGTTTCGCTTCAAATATAAAGATCCAATAACAGACAAACAGCGTGAAATAAAAAGACAAGGCTTTCGAACAAAACTGGAAGCCGTTAAAGCGTATGAAGAAATAAAGAGAAAGATTGACTTAGGCTTTGATTCCGCCAGCGATGAAAAGTTAGCGGAATTTCTGGACTATTGGCTAAAAGAATACAAAAGCGGAAAGGTCGCTAAGAATACGTATCGTATTCACGAGCGCAATATCAAAAATCATATTGTCCCTTACTTTCAAAATATCAAGCTGTCGGATGTAAGCTACGGCCTTTACCAGAAATTTATCAACCATTTGATCAAGCAAGGATACAGCAAACGTACGGTTGAGATCATACATGGAACGATGTATAGCGCAATGAAAAAAGCACGGCGATTAAAGAAAATTCAAGACAACCCATGCGAGGATATTACGATCTATTCGGTAAAAGAGAAAAGAAAGAAAGATAACCCGACTGACTTAAAATTCATTCCGTATGAAAAAATCGATGACTTTTTAGAGGCAGCATTAATGGATAACCCAACTTACTATTTATTCTTTCGTTTTCTAATTGAAACCGGAATGCGTAAAGGCGAAGCGCTCGCTTTACAATGGAACTGCTTAAATCTAAATGAGAGCCGCATTAAGGTTGAACAAACACTGGATTACGAAGCAAAATCGGATGATGAACTATTTGATGATACAAAGTCCTATCACTCTACTCGAGAGATACCTATCACAAAAAGATTGGCTGCGGAGTTAAAGACGCACAAAATACGGCAAAACGATCAAAAGCTGCGTTTTAAGGATCATTACTATCACGACCTAAATTTGGTGTTTTGTCGCGAAGACGGCTCCCCTCTTTCAAAATCAACCTTGTTCAGTGCTTTTAGGAGAGTCTTAAATAAATCCGGCCTTCCTAATTTAAGTATTCACAGCTTGCGGCATACACACGCAGTATTGATGCTAGAATCCAATGTAGAGATGAAATTCATCCAAGAGGCTCTTGGTCATAGCTCTATGCAAATTACTAGCGACGTATATTCCCATGTCAGCAAAAAAATTGAAACAGATGCTATTGAACGTTTTGAAAAATATACAGAAAATATTATATTGGGGGCAGAAAAGGGGCAAGAATCAAAAGGCTGA